AGAAGTTATCAACCGTCTACAGTTGCAGTTGAATGAGATTGCTGTTGTGACCAACACGACCTATCTAATTCAATTGGTGCTCAACGGTATACCTTCTGGAGCATTCTCTGGATCGTTTGTGTCTCCCGTTCAAGGCGGTACAAACACCAGTTCACTGGTTCAGATTGCTGTTAACACAACCAATACCGTGACTATTTCGGGTGGTGAGTCAATTGCGGCTTTCTACACCAATAGCTCAGGTCAAACTGGTTATCCTTTGGCATCTATCTCTGCGATTGGTAACTCTGCTAACGGTGGCGGTACATCTAACAGTGTGCCAACATCTCAAGCGGGTCAATATCCAGATGGTCCAGACATTTTGTACATCGTAGCTACAACGCTTAATGCGGGTGCTTCTAACACCGTCGTAGCTCGTCTCAACTGGCAAGAGTCACAAGCATAATGCCTAGCAAGTCACCTGCTCAACATAGGCTGATGGAAGCCGCCGCCCACACAAAAGGTGGGTTTGGTGGCGTTCCTCAAAAGGTAGGCAAAGAGTTTGTTAAAGCTGATGAGGGGAAAAAGATGGCTAAAGGTGGACTCTATGCCAATATTCATGCTAAACAAGAAAGGATAGCTCATGGATCTAAAGAACACATGCGTAAGCCTGGCTCAAAAGGCGCTCCAACGTCTGAAGCTTTTATTCAGTCAGCTAAAACAGCTAAGAAAAAAGACGGGGGAGTAAGTCTTGCAGTGGGTAGGGGTGAGAAGTTGCCCGTATCCAAGGGTGCAGGACTGACAGCCAAGGGCAGAGAGAAGTACAACCGTGAGACTGGAAGCCATTTAAAGGCACCACAGCCCCAAGGAGGCGCACGTAAGGACTCATTCTGTGCCCGTATGTCTGGCGTGGTACATCATTCAAAAGGGGATGCTGAACGGGCGAAGGCATCTCTCAAGCGTTGGAAATGCCCAGGGTGGTAAACCATGTCATATTCAGGAACCGTTGGCAATACCGTTATTAGTGTTCAGACATTAATAGATCACGGTGCCCGTCGTGCGGGAAAATTGGCAGAAGAGTTGACGGATGAGCAGGTTCAGTCAGCTAAGGAATCACTTTTTTACATTCTTTCCAACCTAATCAACCAGGGTATTCAGTATTGGGCGGTGAATAAGCTCGTTATTGGGCTTAATGCTGACCAGTACATCTATTCCTTGCCTAACGGCGCCAATGACATCTTAAATGCGCTGTATCGCACGATGGATCGCCCATCTGGTAGCTATACATCTAGCGCAGGCGGTACGGTTGCTAACGTTTACGATGGTGATATAACAAATTATTGCCAACAAACGTCTGCAAACGGCAATATTCAGGTCTATTACGGTACTGGACAGAACGTTTACATCGGTTCTATAGGCTTTATGCCCTATATTTCTGGCGGTGGTAGCCAAACTTGGAGCTATACGTTCCAAGCCTCTGCTGACGGCACCAATTGGACAACTCTTTACACAGGAACGAGCGTCACTGTGACTGATCAACAATGGATTTGGCAAGATATTGACCCTGGAATGAACGTTCCGTACTACCGAATGGTCGCTACTGGTGGCACAACGCTATCTTTACGTGAACTTTACTTTGGTAATAACGCCAGATTGCTTCAAATGTCACGCTTAAACCGTGATGACTACACCAATCTGCCCAACCAGAACTTTACAGCCAATCAGCCGTACCAGTATTGGTTTGATCGCACGATTCCTCAGCCTACTTTTTATCTCTGGCCAGTCCCAAGCACGTACTTTGTGCAGGCAACAGTTTGGTACTCTAGGCAGATTCAAGATGTTGGAGCTTTAACCAATCAACTTGAGATACCTGACCGTTGGATGTTGGCTGTTCAAAGCATGTTGGCTCACCAAATGGCTCAGGAGTTGCCACAAGTTGAGATCCCACGCATTCAATACCTTGAAGGACAGGCTGAAAAGTACTTCAACATGGCTGAGCTTGAGGAAAGAGACAAATCACCGATCTATTTAGCCCCTAACATCAGCGTTTATACGAGGTAACTATGCCAATGTTCCTTGATACTGAGGGTTATGCAAGCATAGCGATTGCCGTGTGTGATCGTTGCAAGATGAAGCGCGTCTTCTCCACTTTGCATCCAGACATTAACTTCCCAGGACTCAGGGTGTGTGAAGAGGGTTGTATGGATGAAAAAGATCCGTACAGATTACCCGCAAGGAAGACAGAACGGATAAACTTAAGGTTTCCCAGACCTGATTTGGCGCTTAATGTACCCAATGATCAGCTAATCACTGGTCAATACATGAACGGTCAGATTTCAACAGGTACAAATACATCGCCTCCAGGTTTGACAGACGGCAACGAAGACGAAATTGTTATAGGTTAATATGGCACAAGTACAAATATCACAACTACCTACCGCATCAACTCTGACTGGCTCAGAGATTGTGCCAATTGTCCAAAATGGCGTTACCTCGCAAACTACTGTTGGACAGATCGCCAGTTCGCCGACCCTTACCCAAACATTTCTGACGGTTACCAATCAGACTTCAACCCTAGCCAATTCGCGTTATATAGGGGCAGGAAGCGGTTTAATTGGCACGGATAATGGTGCAGGGTCAACCTACACGTTATCGCTCACTGGCGCCCCTTTATCGCTTATCAGCACGGGTACTGGCATTCAGGTCAAAACTTCTAATAGCAATATGGTCGCCGTTCAGTTGGCGGGTGGATCTGGCATATCAATCACCAATCCTGACGGGGTATCTGGAAATCCGACCATATCGCTTAATAGCTTTATGAGCAACATTGCATCCACTTCTGGCACTGGTCTGTTGGCTGTTGCAGGTGGATCTACAGCAACGGCTGTAAGTTTAAGTGGTGGCGCAGGAATTACGATTACAAATGCAAATGGCGCAAGTGGTAATCCAACAATTGCTTTGTCGTCTACGACTGGTAGCGGAGCATCTGTTTTAGCTACAAATGCCACAATTACAAGCCCTACATTGGTAACCCCTATCCTTGGTACGCCTGCATCTGGCACTATGACCAATGTGACTGGTTTGCCTTTAACTACTGGAGTTACTGGAACTTTGCCAGTAGCCAATGGTGGAACTGGTGTAAATAGCTCAACAGGTAGTGGAAGTAACGTACTATCTAACAGCCCTACGTTAGTAACTCCTAACCTGGGAACTCCTTCTGCTATTAACTTAACAAATGCCACAAGTTTGCCGTTAAGCACTGGTGTTTCAGGTATTTTGCCAGTTTTATATGGTGGAACAGGAGTTACAACAAGCACAGGATCTGGAAATAATGTTTTAAGTGTAAGTCCTGCACTGACTGGTATTCCTACCGCTCCAACAGCATCTAATGGTACTGCTTCTACTCAACTTGCTACAACTCAGTTTGTTCAAAATGCAGTTAGCGCATCAGGTGGTGGTACTGTTACGTCAATTACTGCGGGGACAGGACTTAGTGGAGGCACGATCACTTCTGCGGGTACGATTGCAATCGCAAGTACTGGAGTAACTTCTGGTACTTATGGATCTGCATCTGCAATTCCACAAATAACGGTTAACTCACAAGGTCAAATTACATCTGTTTCCTTACAGCCTATCAATTCTCCTACCTACCAAGGTACATGGAACGCCAATACAAACACTCCAACACTGACATCTAGCGTCGGTACGGCTAATTATTATTACGTTGTCTCTGTCGCAGGAAATACAACATTAAATGGTGTGAGCGGATGGAGCGTAGGTGACTGGGCAATTTTTAACGGAACGGTATGGGAAAAAGTTCCTGGTTCATCTTCTGAAACATTTGTTAATTTAACAGTTACTGGTTCATCTACATTAACTGGTACTACATTCACATCTGGAGGAGTTGTATTTACTCCTACATCAACAGCGCCTACATTTAGCAGTACAGCAGGTCAGACTTGGTACGACTCTAATGTAGACTCTTTAGCGTTTTACACATCTGGTGGATATGAAGTAAATCCTGGTCAAGAAGTGGATCAGGTTTGTTATAACAACACTGGAACATCAATTCCTGCGGGTACAGCGGTTTATTTGAATGGTGGAAGTAATGGAAACTCTCCATACATTACGCCTGCAATAGCTACATCTACAACAACTGCCAACATGATTGGTATTACAGGTCAAGCTATTGCCTCAGGAGCCACTGGTATTGTGGTTATTTTGGGTCAGGTTTTAAATTACAACACAACAGGCTGGACGGCAGGTCAGACTTTATATCTGTCATCCAGTACAGCAGGCGCTCTTACTACAACTCAACCATCAAGTCCTTATTACGCTGTTCGAGCAGGATTTGTGGTGGTCGGTGGTTCATCTACAGCAGGTATTATTTTTGTTTCTGTACGAAATATTTACGTACAGGGATCAAATATTATTACCCCAGTATCTTTGACATCATTTAGTACAAGTTCTAGCGCACTTAGTTTGTATGGATACAGTTCAGGTCAGATTGCTGACATTATGAACATCTATACCTATAGCGGTGGAAGCAAGGCTTTTGGTATCAATAATTCAGGCGCTATCACTTTAAATAACACAGCAGGATCTAGCGGATCTGTGTTGACTACGAATGGATCAAGCGCCTTAGCCTCTTGGACCGCACAAAGCTCATTATCAGTTGGTACAGCAACTAATATTGCAGGTGGATCGGCTAATCAGATTCCGTATCAAACTGGATCTGGTGCTACATCATTTATTACCGCTCCTTCAGTAGCAAACACTTCACTTCAGTGGACTGGATCAGCTTTTACCTGGTCATCAAGTGGAGTTACGTCTATTTCAGGAACAAGTAATCAGGTATCAGTATCTGCGTCAACTGGAGCGGTAACGATTAGTTTACCAACCACAGTTACTACTGGTGCTTATGTTGCTAATCAAGCAATATATACATCCAACAATGCAGGCGCTTATAGCTACGGTACTCTTGGTTATTTAGATACTAATATTTTTGCAAGTTACTCAACAAGCTATAACGGATACGCTCAAAAGATACTTCAGAATACCAATCCTGGGTTCCTTGCTTCCGTAGACTTTATTGTTAGCAATAACAATGGTGCCGCAAACGGTTACTACGGTGACTACGGTATGAATAGCTCAGGATTTGGGCTTTTCAGCGGTACAGGTGGTACAGGCGGCGTTTCCACTACAACCCTCACAATTAGTGCTGTTTCAAGCGGTGGATTGACTGTTGGATCATTGATTACTGGTACTGGTATATCTGGTACCGTAACCATCACAGCCCAGTTAACAGCTACAGGATCTGTTGTAGCGGCTCCAACATTAGTCAGCGGTGGATCAAGCGGTACAAGTACTTTTGTAGTTAGCGCACTCAACAATATCGTAGTTGGTCAGTTTGTTACTGGTACAAATGTACCAACAGGAACAACCGTTACTGCGATTACAGCAAGTACTTCTACCATTACCTTGAGCGCTAACTTCAGCGGAGCAGGCTCAGGCACTTATAACTTCTACGCGGCAAATGGTTTAGGTACCTACACGATGAGTTCTGCTCAGACTGTAAGTAACGGTACAACTATATCTGCGACGATTCCTGGATCATTTAGCTTGCCAGGCGCTGTTTACTTGTATTCACAAAACGGCGATATGGTCGTCGGTACATACGGTTCAAATAACTATCGTATTGTTACCAATAACCAGGGTACAGACGCAGTAACGGTTAATACAAGCAACGCTGTAGCATTTAATGGCTCATACGGTACTGCGGGTTACTATTTGCAATCTAACGGCTCTGGATCGCCTCCTACATGGACAGCGGTTGCAACTGGTGGGGTATCTTCTATAACTGGTACATCCAATCAGGTTATTGCCTCAGCCTCCACTGGAGCGGTTACTCTGTCTTTGCCACAGTCAATTGCCACATCATCAAGCGTTCAGTTTGGATCATTTGGCGTGGGTACAGCGGCATCTGGCACAACGGGTGAGATTCGAGCAACCAACAACATCACAGCATACTACTCTGACGCACGGTTAAAGACCAAGGTTGGAGATATTAAAAATGCATTGAGTAAGGTTCGCCAAATCACAACAATGCTTTATCATGCAAATGAGACAGCGGTAGATTTGGGGTATGACGCATCAATTATTGAAGTCGGTGTGACCGCTCAATCTGTCCAGGCGGTACAGCCAGAAGCTGTTGCTCCTGCACCTATTGATGCTAAATATTTGACTGTTAGATACGAGCGTCTTGTGCCTTTGTTGATTGAAGCCATCAAGGATTTGGACGATAAAATTATTGCAATTGACGCAAAATTAAACAAATAACAAGGATTTAACATGGCTCAGACAGGATACACGCCGATACTTATATACGCCAGTGGAACTACTGGTAATATTCCATCGTCATCCAACTTGACAAGTATGTCAACTGGTGCTGAGTTGGCACTTAATTATTATGACGGTATTTTGTTTTATAAAGATGTTTCAGGTAATGTACAAACATTAGCATCAAAAGCCGCCGCATCTGGAACATTTACAAGCCTGACGATTACAACATTAACGGCTACCAATGCAACAATAACAAATTCACAGATTACTACTTTAGGTGTTGGCACAGCATCATCTGGTACATCTGGAGAAATTCGTGCAACAAATAATATTACCGCTTTTTATTCATCTGACATTAAGTTTAAAGAAAATGTTCAGCCCATCACCAATGCTTTAAATATCGTTAAAGAAATTGGCGCAGATCATTTTGATTGGACCGATGAATACATTAATTCACACGGCGGTAAAGATGATTATTTTTTACAGAAGTCTGATTTTGGTGTGATTGCTCAAAAAGTGCAAAAGGTATTTCCAAAAGCAGTTCGTACAAGACCAGATGGATCGTTGGCTGTTGATTATGAAAAGCTTGGAGTGCTTGCTTTCCCTGCAATAGTTGAATTATTAAAACGTGTTGAAGCATTAGAAAATAAATAATTGGAGGATTGAAATATGGCAACGCCAATATCTGGTGCAATAGCGGCATCTGACCTTAACACTCTTTTTGGTAGATCATCCAGTGCCGCATTTAGTTTTAATGATGCGACATATAAGAAATTAATTTGTGCATCTAGCTGTGCGTGTATTTGTATTAACAAAGGACATGCTTCTGCTTATATCAATTCAACTACGACTACAGTCAATATTGCTACTGGATTATTCTCAACTCCATCAACAGTTACTACTTATCGAGTAATGCTTGATACCAGTGCTATTGTTGGGTCTTCTAGCACAGGTAGTTATGCTTTAGATACGGGGCAGTTGCCATCTGGATCAAGCCTGGTTATCAATAATTACGGAAAAATACAAGGCGCGGGTGGAGCATCAAGCGGGGGAACTGGTGGCAATGCTTTGCGTTCTAACTACTCTAACCAAACCGTGACCATCAACAACAAATCTGGCGCTTATATTCAAGCAGGTGGTGGAGGGGGAGGACAGGGCGGTACTGGAGGTACTGGAGGTAAAGGCGGTACAGGACAATATATATCTGGATATACACCTACTTATGGTTATGTATATAACTATGGTGCTTGTTATTCTTTTTTCACACAATGTTTACCTCGTTATAGTCGTGGATCTTGGTCAGCATATTGGCAAGGTCCCGCTGGTAGTGGAAGTACTTATCCCCATAAAACAACAGGATTTACTTGGTCGTATGGAGGTCATTGTTATAGAGTAGGATGTTTAGTATCTCAAAGTCATGGATGTGGATGTTGTGGTCCACAAAATTGTTATTACTATCAAATAGGACAATATCAACATACAGGTTGTACACCTAATTATGCTTATTCTTGCGGTGGAAACGGCGGTGGTGGTGGTGCAGGAGGAGCAGGCGGTGTAGGTCAAGGTTACGGTCAAGCCGCTGGTTCTGGATCTACTGGATCTGGTGGATCATCTGGCTCTAGTGGTGGTACTAACGCAGGATCTGGTGGTACTGGTGGTACTGGCGGTACAGGTGGAGCGGGTGGAGCTTTTGGCGTTGCAGGAAGCTCTGGTTCTTCAGGAAATACTGGTGCTACAGGAAATAGTGGTAACTACGGAAGCGGTTCTGCGGGATCTGGTGGTTCTTCTGGATCGTCTGGTGGAGCCGCAGGTAATTATTTAGTTAAAGGATCATCTACAACTACGCTCAATAATAGTGGTACAGTATCGGGTAATTTGGCTTAAATAATAAATAGGAGATCTAAAAATGTCCGAGGTTACCATCAATGTAAATACCGTTACTTTTGTTATTACAAATTTTGATCAAGAGCAAAAACAAATTGATGTCAGTTTTGATGACAACACTTATGCAAAGATACAGTTGAAATCACCACTACCAAGAAGTCAAACTGATTTGGAAAATATTATCAAACAATTTGCCAAGCCATTGGAGGTTGTTCAAGGATATGCTGAAGACGCTGATTTGTCATTCATTAATGATTTAGTTGCAAAACAAATAACAACAGACAGACATTCTATGGATGGAACAATAACACTTCCTGACGGAAGAATTGTTCAAAATAGACCTCAAAGTCCAATGCCTGATGCGGAAACAAGAGCGCAAATACAAAAAAATCAAGAGATAGAAAGCAAGTACGGTTTTGCTCAAATGTTGGTTGATCTTGGTGTTTTAAAAGAAAACCCAGTAGATTTATCACAAATTGTTGATGTAACTCAAAAACTTTCTGAGTCTGTAGAGCAACCAGTATCTGTTGGAACAATTACAATTTAATCTTCTAACTGGAGGTTAATGTATGTCTGTTACCAATATACCGCCGAAATTTACATTTACTTACGATGGCGCTACGTTAAATATTTACCACGCCAACAAAGGTCAAGGTTTGTCTAGGCATCAGCATATACATGCTCACGCTACATTTTGCACTGCGGGTTCTTGTGCTGTTCGCAAAGAGGGTAAAGAGGTTATTGTTGATAAAGATTTTCAGCCAATTAACCTTATTGCCGCACAGTGGCATGAGATTGAGGCTCTTGAGGATGGAACAATCTTCATCAATGTATTTGCAAGCCACAAACATATGTAGTTAATGTACACTGTACCGCATAATAAATAGGAGAACGGTATGGATAATTTGGACATGGCAATTTACTTTGCCACGGCGGTATACAGCATTTCAAAGCCTGAATACATTGATGGCGCAATAGCGGTATTTGATGAGGCAATAGCCAAAAATACAAGCCCAATAAACGATTTGTATCCAGTCAAGATGACGGACAACTTGTATTTGGACGAAAGAATCAAAGGTTTGGCAGGATATATCACTTCCACAGCCTGGAACATTCTTCAGTCTCAGGGCTATAAGATGGATGATAAAGTGACTTATTTCACATCCATGTGGGGTCAAGAGCACTACAAATTCTCAGGCATGGATGACCATGTTCACGGTAACGGCGACCACATTGTCGGCTTTTACTTCCTGAACGAGCCAGAAAAGGCGTCCAGTATCGTTCTTGATGACGAAAGACACGGCAAAATCCTTACCCAACTGCCCGAGGCTGATCCAAACGTGGTCAGCTACGCCACCCACAAGCTTATCTTCCCCATCAAGAAGGGCACTTTGTTCTTTACAAACGCCTGGGTACCGCATAGTTTTACCCGTCACGGTGGGGATGAGCCGCTCAAATTCATCCATTTCAACATTGGCGTACAGCAACAACCTGTGGTGGTCGTATGAACAAATACTTGATCAGATTCAACAAGTCCAGAGGAATGCCTGGTAGGGGTACTCCTGACCACGCTTGGAGAGTATTTGAAAACGGCATTCAAGAATTTCTGTGTAAACACGTCAAAATTGATGTTCCGTCCTACTCTGAGAGGACTGGTGAGGACTGGAATATTGCCTGCACGGGCGTGATGACAATTGACAAAAGCACATCTACAATAACGATTGGGGAAGCCGTCGCCCCGACCACGACGGAATAACAAATAGGATGACTATGTTTCCAGTAAAAATTGATTTATTAAACGTAGAGGTTAATGACATTATCAATGTTTTGGGACAACTTCCCACAAGCTCTAATGCCTGGCCGCTCGTGCAAAAGATTACCGCTCAACTCAATGCTCAGACACTTGCGCCTGAGAGTAATGTTGAGGATTCAAAGGTAATAGATCCTGCAACTCCAACCACTTAAGAGGACATCATGCAATTTCTCAAGGACATCCGCGAACATCACTTAAAAGATTTTGAAACAAGCGCCTGGGATGAAATCCATAAATTTATGGAGTTTCTTGAGAAGCGCTATGCTCCACCCACTGACGCTGTGCCTGGTCCAAATCCAGAACCAGTTGGCGTAGAAACAACACCCATGCCCCTTATTCCTGATAATGAAACACCTGCTACACCTGATCCCGTGGTTGCTGATCCTGTTCCTGTGGATTCTGCCGATACTGTTGCAGATACCGAGGATGCATCCGTAGAGCCTTCTGCGGTCGTTGTAGAGGCTACCGAGGCATCTGCTACCGTTACCACCACTGAGCCTGCTGTAATCGCTTCTGTGGCTCCTTCAGCATTTACCTGCCAACCAAGTGAGGGTTCAAATGTCTGAACAATGGATTCAAAAAGCCATCAAAAACCCAGGCTCCCTTAGATCCAAGCTCAAAGTCCCCGAAGGAAAAAATATCCCCGCCAAGAAGTTGGCGATTAAGCCCAACGATTCAACCAAAACCAAAAGACAGAAGAATCTGGCTAAAACACTGAGGGGCTTTGACTGATGGATGCCGATATTGACAAGCGTTTGGCGGTTCATGAGGCTATCTGTGCTGAGCGGTACAAAGCTATTCAAGATTCGCTATCCATCGGCGAAAAGCGCATGACCAAAATTGAGTATCTGCTCTACGGGGTAATGCTCTGTGTACTCCTTGGTCCAGGCGTTGCCGCTGAGTTCATAAAGAAGATCTTCGGGATATAGAAAATTGACCCATTCACCCTCATTGCCGCCGCCAACGTCGCCTTCAAGGCAATCAAGCAAGGCTGTGAGTTGTTCCGAGAGGGACAAGCCTTGGTTAAAGACGTTGTCAAGACAGCTAACGAGGTCAAGGCGATTGGCAAAGAAGTCGGTGGCATACTCGGTTTTCTCAAGAATCTGTTTGCTCCTGACAAACCAAAGACACTAGCTGACATTCGTCCTGATAGCGATCTAAACAAGGAAAAACGCAAGAAAGATGCAAAAAAGGCTGAGGAGTTTGATCCAACAGCAATTTACGCAGAGATTGGCAAGAATCTGACAGCGTTCTTTAAAGCGTATAACGCGCTGAAAACTCATGTGGAGGAGGAGGAGATGCTGTCCAAGACGGTGTATGACCCAACTGGTGACCAGGCTGAAAAAGCAATCAACCGAGTGTTGGCGATGACCCGAATGGAGGAGATGAGTGTAGAACTAAGGGAGTATATGGTTTACCACGTGCCACCAGAATTAAAAGATTTGTATACACGCGTAAACCAGATGCTAGGCACAATTGCCAATGAGCAGGCTATTGCAAGGCAGGCGCAGTTCAAGAAGAGGCGGCAACTAGAGGCTGAGCGTCGGGAATTTGAAGAGAAGATCTGGTTCAGGACAGCGTCATTAATAGCAGTACTATTTGTGGCAACATACTTCATGGGTTTGATGTGGGCAATAAATCGAGTGAGTCATGGCAGTATGTGATTATCATAGTTGTGTTGGCGTTTTTGTTCGTTCTAGTTTTGCCATTGCTTGGGTTTTTGTACATGGAGATTCATCAAGACAGAATCATCATGGAGTCCAATATCAAGCGGATTGAAAAGCTCAAGAAAGAGTTGGAGCGTCAAAAGGAAAAAAGTGAATGAAAAGATGCGTTTTATTGATTTTCTTGTTAGCGGGGTGCCACGATGAGTACCGCTATTACTGCCAAGATCCTGACCACTTCAATGCGGCTCAGTGCCAAAAGCCACGCTGTGAGTTCACTCAAGACTGCCCAGAATACCTTATAGCCCCTGTATTGGAGAAGAAAATTGAAGGAAATCCTGCTACTCCTGCTAACCCCCAACCCCAATCGGGAGCGACTAACTGCCGATGAGATAGAAGCCCGTACCAGGGCTTTTGTCGTTGTGATGGTGACGCTGATACTATTTTTCATAGTAGTTACCCTAATCTACAGCGTGATGTTTGTGTCTCAGCCAATCAAGGCTATGGCGCCTATTGACCAGGCTTTTACCAAGATGCTGAACGACATCGTCCTGCTCATCGTAGGCGGTATTGGCGGGATCATGACCAAGGGGCTGACCAACGAAGCTACAGCCATGATGAACAACGTCAAGAGCGGTAAGGATGCCTACGTAGCACCTCCAGTCAAGGAGATCACCTATGTGTCCTCTGGAGGCGGTTCTAGCGGTTCTACAGCAGGTTGGACACCTCCACCACCTCCCACTAGCCATCCAGTCCTAGAAGACGAGGAAGAGCGCTTGAGAATGGCTCACGCAAGGAACAGCACCAATGTTTAGTTTCTTTACTGACGTTATGTACTACATTGCCTTAGCCGTGACTGTTTGCGGCTTGGTGATGTACTTTCTGAGCTACTTTGCTCGTGTCATCCCAGTCATAGCCCAGTACGCCCTTCTAATGCAAGTTTTGGGCATTGTTTTGGCTTTTGCGGGGGCTTACTATGTCGCCGACCAAAAAGGCTACCAAAGGCGTGTGGCTGAGGACAAGGCTGAGATAGAGAGACTTAACGGAGAAGCTCGTGCCGCAGAAGCCGAGTACGCTAAAAAACTGGCTGTTGCTACAACGGCTCTTAGAAAGGCGAAAAATGATGTTCAAACCAAGAAATCTAGTCTTATTGCTGACGCTGACTCTGGCAAGTTGCGGTTACCTAAAGCCGCCTGTGGTTTATCAACCGATTCAGGTTCCTCCACTCAACCAGGAAATACAGCCAATGAATCCGAATCTGAGCGACAGACTGTCAAAGAGCTTGTCAACATCGCCTCAGACGGAGACACAGCCATCATCTCCCTCAATGCCTGCATCAAGCAGTACAACGAAGTAAGAGATATGGTCAATAAGGGGGTTAAATGATTACTGCTGACCAACTCCACCAACTCGGTATCGGCGCTGAATGGGTTGATCCACTCAACGCTACCTTTGCTAAGTTCGGAATGGATGATGTTAAGAAGCAAGCCGCATTTATCGGTCAGTGTACCGAGGAGTGTGGGCACTTTACCAAGCTAGAAGAGAACCTGAACTACCGAGCACCCACGCTTGAGAAGCTCTTTGGGCACAAGTTTAAGCCTGGTGAGGTAGAGCTTTACGCAGGCAACGCTCAGAAGATTGCCAACCGAATTTATGCCAACCGCATGGGTAACCGTGATGAGGCTTCTGGCGACGGATGGAAGTACCGTGGACGTGGATGTATTCAGTTGACTGGTCACGACAATTACTGGCACTTTGGACAGTCTGTTGGGCAGGATTTTGTGAACAATCCAGATCCAGTTGGTCATCCGATGTACGCCGCTATGAGTGCGGGATGGTTTTGGAAGACCCACGGATGTAACGAGATAGCTGAGCGCGAAGATTGGGTAGCTCTGACCAAGCGAGTTAATGGTGGCGACTTCGGTTTGCAGGATCGGATTAACTTCACTCAGAAAGCATTGAAGGTACTGGGGTGACATTTGCCCCGATACTATCTAAAATAGGCGTATATTAGGGGGCTTAATGACCATTTCATCCATAACTCCAACCGCCAGTTGGACAATGACGTATGACAACCTTGTAAGTACGATTTATCAGTACTTAGAGAGGAGTGACACAGCCGTTGTTAATCAAGTTCCTGTATCCATATCCCTTTGTGAATATGAAATAGCTCAGGAAATCAAGACTTTAGGTCAGTTAAATGTTGCACAAGCGACCATGACCGCAGGAAATCCAGTTATTGCTAAGCCTGCACGGTGGAGAAAGACAGTATCACTTAAATACATTGATGCAACGGGCGCAAAACAACCTATTTACTTGCGAAAGTACGAATATTTGACCAGTTATTGGCCCAACAACACCAATACAGCCGCCCCAGTTTATTACGCTGATTACGATTACGACCACTGGTATTTAGCTCCCACACCAGATCAAGCCTATCAGTTTGAGGTATTGTTCTATGAGCGCATTCAACCTCTCTCAAGCACCAACCAAACAAACTGGCTGACTCAAAACGCTCCCAATGCCATGCTTTTTGGTACTTTGCTACAGATGACCCCGTTCTTAAAGAACGACGCAAGGATACCTACTTGGCAGTCTATGTTCGACAAAGCTTTAGCCACATTGAAGAAAGAAGACGATCTGCGTACTGGTGATCGTCAAACCATTGCCAGGGATTCATAATGACAGCATATACCAATCCATTCACAGGTCAGACCATATCTCCTTCGCAGGTTGCGTATGAGTCGCTGACCATAAGCGCCAACACCACACTAAACTGGCCCATCAACGGCACAAGCTCCACTAACGTAGCCGCCAATATTACAGAGATTACAGCCACCGTCTCAGGTCTATCTGTTGCGCTACCACCTGCTTTTCAGGTATCGGTTGGTCAGGCAGTTATTATTCGTAACGTCGGTACATCTGGTCAGTATGCAATTAATGTTACTGATAACGGCGGTACAACGGTCGTTTCAATACCAGTAGCGCCCACTACAGCTACCGTTAACTGCTATTACCTTTACGTCACAAATAACACTACTGCGGCGGGTACTTGGGCAAGTATTGCAATGGGTGTGGGTACATCTGCGGCTAATGCTTCTACGCTTGCAGGATACGGTTTAACGCCGATTGGATCGACTCTTAATGCCGCCTACCCCGTTACCCTTCTTTATTCTGCACCAACATTGAATGCTCAAAGCAGGGCTAGTTTCTTTGTCTGGAGTTCTGGCGTAGGATCTATTACCCTACCAAGCGCATCTGTGGTGGGCAATAATTGGTTTGTTATTTTTAAGAATAACGGCACTGGAATACTGACGCT